CCCCATCAGGTCCATTACTCTGTCTTAATGTGCTACTTACGTTTGTTAGACTCATTGGTTAGCCTTTGCTTTTTTCTCTTCTAGATGCTGTAATAGCAAGCCGACATAAATGTCTCTTTCATAGGGTAGCATATTATCCAGTTCAGTCAGACTGTATTTGTGGTGCTGCATTAATGCGAAATTGGTCTTATAATGATTGAGGAGATTATCATTACTCGACCATATTAAAAAAAATGTTTAGCTTCTTTCACTTCATAATGATTGTCGTGACCGCATGAGATACATTTAAAATCAATATTATAAATTAGTTTTGGCCGGGATTCAACAAATCCGTGAATTTCTTTAAACTGTTGCTCGCTTAAAGACTCTACGAAGTTAATAACGTCTTCAAATTTTTCCTCAGATACGTCAATGACTTCATCATTGGTGTATATTAATTTGATTGAATGGGCAATAGTTTTAATAACCTTTTCATGCCGCTCTATTGCGTTCATTAAATCTTCATCATCAATCAATTGCAAAAATGATGGGATTTTTAGCTCAACAGATATGTTGTCGTCTAATTTAATTTTTTTATTCGGCTCTTTTTGTTCACTGATTACAGAATCTATATTCACAGATACTTCATTTGCGGTATTGCATTTAGAACATTTTATTTTTAAATTTGCTTCTTCTCCCGAAGATTTAGAACGAATCTTAGTAAACATATACTCCAGATCGTACATTGTCAGTTCGCTAATATCTGCTTGATCCCCAATACAAGATTGTACCGTTTCAGCGATTGCTTTATATCCATGTTTTTTATCTTCCGACTGAAAAGCTGTTAAAAGCACTTTTTCTTCTTTAACCTTATAAGGTCGAAAACGGATTTCTTTACCAGTAGAAGGGATAACTAAGTCATATTTTGGGGTGTCGTTTAATGTAGGAATCATTATTTGTTAATCCATCTTTTATATGATAATTGTACACTCAATTCTACTGGCTCGCCATTCGCATCATTAAATTGTACTGGGGTTATTGTAGTAGGGTAGGCATTTATTAGTTCAACGCCGCTCATCCTCTTCGTCACTGGATCGCCATACTCATTGGGGGACCCAGCAATCGGGTGTCTTCGGCCGTCTTTCGATAGTTGGAAAATGTGAACACTTCTGGTATATTCATTCCGGTATTTGGGATAATGGACATCGGCACGGCCATGCGCCACAGCCCCCATCTGCCAGCCTTCGAAATACGATTTTACCCAATGATCTTCGGTAAGATTAAATGTTAATGTTACATCGTCGTGAGCATATCCGTATGCAACCTTCTCGTGAGATAATCCGACTCTCCGGTCTACTGAAAGTATCTGTTTGCCCGGCAAATTAGAAGCTTTACATAGAACTTCGATATCGCGTTCCATGCCGTCATCGGCTGGGGGTAATTTAATAGCAAATTTATTACTTTTAGCAAATCCGCCGCCGTTCCCCATTACACTTTTGAGTTCGCCAACACTGAATTCGGTTATCATTAGATCATTCTCCTAGAATCTCTATAGACTTTATTTTCTGAAGCCTTTTTAAATTGAGCAGTTGGTAGAAACGTTGCGATCTCCCACTCGGGCGGGGGGATGTACGCAAATTTACTTTTTACGTGATTACTTAGGTAATGTTTAAAACAGGGCTTAAAGTGTCTAAGGGTGCCTGACGATTTCAATAGATCGTAATTTGCAGCTATTCGAGTAGATTCATCGAACTTCTTATTATTTAAATTGGCCATCAATGCGTCCAATAATTTAGCTCTGAGTACTGGTGGGAGATAATGAAGATTTAGCCCATGAAACCCACCTTCGGCTGGTCCGACTAGAACTACAAGGGGGAAGGTATCATAATAGGGTAACGTTTCTTTATGTTTAGGATCGTAAAAATACATATACATGCTACCAGGTTTGAATTCACCTACTTGTTTGATAGGATCCTCCCGCATGAGGGCTCTTCGATTAATCCCCGACATTTCGTCGGCTTTCTTACGGAACCAAGCAATGGATCGCTTAGTCCTCGGGGTAACCCCGTTTCGGAAAGCTTCGAGTTCCAACTTCTGGAAGATATTAGACATATATTTTATTTCCTAGACTTCTTCCTTTTATTTATGATACTTTTCTTCGCTTTTGGAAGCGGTTTTAATTTAGGAAGCTTTCGATCTTTCATGATCCCCATTTTCTTTAAAGTATCCTCGGTCCAAATTTCAAATACCCAACCCCGGTCAGCCGCATATTCTTTCGCAGCTTCCCATTTATTCTGATTTTTTATAAAGGTGAGTGACTCATTTAAATACCTTTTAGTCCGTCTCCCTTTGAATTCAGGAGCAGTGGTTTCCTTCTTAGGTTTAATCTCTATCAATATAATCCTATCATCATAGTGGATTAGCAGATCTACGAAATATCGATGATACCGCTTATCGACATCATAATAATATGGCACCACAACTTCTTCACTTGACCACTTCTTTACTCCAGGGGTAACATCACACCACATAAAGCAGTATTTTTCCCACATAGATCGATATACGACTTTATCCGGATCACCCCGATACTTGTTCCTATTTTTTACTCTATATACTCCAGAATAAGCCATTAAATCCCACATAAATAAACTAGAAAGCCTTATTTATTTATCGGTAGAGTTATATGACTAAGAAACTACAATACCCAAGAGATACTGACGATTTCGAGGGCAACGCGCAGATTGTCTTTAGCCGGCTGAGGACAGTCAACACGCACCCTCTGGTGGCCGAAGAATCAGTCGTAGTGGACCCGGGGACCGGCGAGGGCTTAAGACCGGAAGAAGTAATCCGGATGTTCGTCCCGCCGGGTCTAGTGTTTCCTGATGGTTCTCAATATTCCAATACCGATTTAGGATTGGCCGGTGGCATGGTTGCATCGGCAGCTAGGGGCAAGATAGGTGAAGATGCAGCAAAGGCGGTGGAGAACATAAACTGGGACGAAGCCAAAGACTTCGCCTCTGGCGCTTTGATCGCCACTGGATTATCTGTAGCGGCGATGGCTGCAGGCAAACTTTTCGGTGATACCTTTGCCGGGGCAGTCGGCGGTGCAGTAGGGGTTGGAGCTCTAAGCCCCGGATTGAACTTCGGGACTGGAAGGGTTTTTAACCCCAACACCAAATCGCTCTTTCAGGGAGTTAATATCCGAAGCTTTACTTTCCAATTCCATATGATCCCCCAATCAGCCTTAGAGGCTGAGTCCGTTGCGGAGATCACCAAGACCTTTAGAAAGCACGTTTACCCCGAAAAAGTTACCACTGGGCTTTCTGTTAAATTTCCGGATAAATGGTTGGTCGAGATTTTTCCTGGCCCACTGGAAACGAAAGACGATTACAAGATTAAATTTAAGCCCGCGTTCCTGACAAGCATGAGTCGTACATATAACCCCACTGCAACTTCGTTCCATGCTGACGGTGCACCAGTCGAGACTTTAATTACATTGAATTTCACCGAAAGTGTGACAATCGATCAACAAGATGTTGAGGATGGATTCTAATGCCATATTTTAATAATTTCCCACAAACCTCTTATAAATTCGGAAATGAGAATTATGAGGTATCATTCCCCAATCTTACGGTTTATTCAGAGATTCTAGATGAAATTAAAAGTTCCGGTGTGTTCTATACCGAATATTATATTAAGCAGGGGGCTAGACCGGATCAGGTTTCATATGAATTATATGATAACCCAAAACACCACTGGACGTTCTATCTACTTAATGATAAAATACGTGAACAAGGTTGGCCGCTTGATTACGATAATCTACAGGTAAAGATAAAAGAAAATTTTCCTAACACAACTATTGTTACTCGTAATGAGATCTATGATAAATTTCTAGTCGGTAAAACCTTTACGGGTCTAACATCAGAAACTACTGCAACAGTTATTAAACGTAACCTTGATTTGGGCCAGATCGTGGTATCAGGGACTAAGACCTTTACTGATGGCGAACTACTTGTAGATGAGGACGATAATACTATTACTCTCAATTCTGCAACGCCTGAAAAGGATTCGATTATATTCTACAGAGATGCGAATAAAGAAATTATCGATATCGATCCCTTTACTGGTCCGAGCGAGGGAGCGACCGGGGTAACCCATTCCGAATATTTTGATGAGCAAACTACCGAGATGAGACACATCATAGTATTAAAACCAGAAGTGCTCGAAAGAGTAGTTAATGAATTTAGAAGAGTCGTGACACAGTAATGGAAATCGGAACCGGTGCATATGCATACCAGTGGAAAAAGGCTTTACTTTCCGCTGATCGAGGGGGCGAGCTGGATATTGCGGATGCGATCCAAGAACTCAACGTCTATGAGACACTCGAACGAAACTTCCTTACTGGTGAGATAATCCTCATTGATAATTTCAACTTGAATGAATTCGTGAACTGGCAAGGTACCGAATACTTTGATGTTGAAATAGTTCGGCCTGGAACGGATGATCAGATTGTCTTCAAAAAGAGATTTATAGTAAATAAGATTAACATCTCGAGGAAATCCGGCCTAGCCTCTGCAGTTTATTCACTTGGTATAGTTGAGGATATTTTCTATAAGAGTTATATTGAAGTGAATAATGGGGCTTATGAAGGTAGGCCACATGATATTATTTCATCTATATTAAAAGACTCCGGATTAGAAAAAGATCTTAAAGTAGATACGCCACCAGACCAGGGTGGGGTAAGGTACTTGGTCCCATCTATCCCACCTTTACATGCCATCTCCAAATTAACCGAGATCTCTACGGATCCTGATGGTCTTCCATACTATTGTTATTCAGAGCTCGGATCGGATGAGTTGATATTTAAATCGCTGGGAGAAATGCTAGCGGATGTGCTCCACCCCGAAGACTTCGAATTTAATGCAAATAAAGCGCTTCGAGACGTATCTGGAACTGGAGAGCCGGCGCACTCACTAGGCAGAAACATAGATGACTACAAGCATTGGAACAGCCAGGATCTATTGCACCAAGTTAATAGAGGAACAATTGGGTCTGAATGGACCTTCCTGAACCTGAATCAATTTGTTACCAGAGAATCTCACCACTCCATTACCGACCTTTACGTACCATTGAAAAAGCATCTCCCGGAGGGTCAGGAGATTGTAGGTTATGATGAGATAGCATTCGGGGGATTACATAATAAGAAATCTCGAGAGATCGTTTTCCCATTTTTAAGTAACGTTTACGATGATGATATGTACAATATACATGATGTCGATGGCATTAATGGTCACAATAAACGGATAAAAGCCCATGCGCTTCGTGCGCTGGCGTCAAAAGATCCCATTGATATCAAATTACCGGGCTATCATTTCTTCCCATCCTTGGAAGGGAAAGGTAACAGTATCGGCAAAGTAATACCACTATTATTCTACAATAACAATCTCGACCAAGATCTTGAAACTGATCCGCTTGCCGTTATCGACTATAAAATGTCTGGCCAATATTTAGTTTATAACTGCCGTCATCGTTTCGGGCAGATTAAATATGATGTATCGATAACCTGTACTAAATTCTCAAACAAACGTAGGACCGCTTCCGATGATTAAATCATATTATGGGGATAATCTAAAATGGTGGTTCGGCGTAGTTATTAACACGAAAGACGATCCGCTAGAGACCGGGCGAGCTAAGGTCAGGATCTATGGGGTACATGGTACTACAGTTCCAGATAGGGCGTTGCCCTGGGCATCAGTCATTGTCCCAACTACTGAAGGTGGGGTATCTGGCATTGGTCAGAACCCTCTATTGAAACATGGTGCAAGGGTTATAGGATTTTTCCTTGATGGCGATGAAGCACAGAATCCTGTTATATGGGGTTCCTTACCGGGAATAGAAGGATCGATCGAACATACGGCAGGGCCAGCTGTGGGTACGAGTGGCCCAGCAAATGAAAGTACGGTAGCTCCCTTAAAGAATCCATCTGATGTGAGTGGCGGGTATCCTGCAGATCTATCTCGGGGAGAGATTGAAGGATGGATCCGCCAAGAGTCGGTGGCGCGGGGGATTAATCCGGAGGTTGCTATAACGGTATTCCGGCACGAGGGGGCTGGTTCATATCAATCTAGTGTGCCTAGATCTGGCAAGGGATCATTGAATGGACGTGAAGCTTCCTTTGGACCATATCAATTGTATGTTGGTGGCGGAATAGGAAACGACTACCAAGAGCGAACGGGTAGATCGCTTGTAAGAGATAATACCAGAGAGGGTATTTTGAATCAGATCAGGTACTCTTTGGACCAGGCTGCGCTGGGAGGTTGGTCACCGTGGTACGGATTCGATACAGCATACGGCAGGAGACGAGATTCTAACAACCGGCCCACTGATCTAGCACACTATAGGCGTGGTCTTACAAATGCCACTGCTATTAATAACTGGGGTTAAGAATGACTGTAAGCACAGAAAGTTTAAATAAGGCGGTTGGCCAGGTTTCGGGTAATGTTAGTACTACTACCGATCAAGCAAGATCTGAATTAATTGATTTATCAACCGCTGCACGTGCTACCAATTTCCAGGGGACCGCCGGAGAGGTGCTTGCGGGGATAGAGGCTGTGGCGTCCGTAGCGTCCACTAGCGTGCCGCTAGCGACCCTAACTGAATCTATCCCTGGCCTATCCCAGGAATTAATACAGCAGATCGATCCTGGACTAATGGCAGGATTGAATGCGCTAGAGGGAACTTCCTCGTCTGCAGGAACCGCTTCGGAAGCATTCTTACACGAGGTAATTACGACCGGAACACCACAAGCAATCAATTCTGCTCTAAATGAACTTACTGGCAAATCCCCCAATCAACTTAATAGAATATTGAGGGATATTGCTCCCAATGACGTTAAGGATCTGATTCTTGATGGTTTAAAGGAATTCGATGATGGTAAGGTAATAACTGGAAATAAGACAGAGAAAACCCTTGACACTATCAAAAATATATTGGGGCAAGCCATCCCTAACATATCGGTTGCCGTGATCGATAATATTGCAATTGATCTTGATCCCGACACTCAAAAGATTTTACAGGACGTATTGAATACCAACCGAATCCAGAATGATATCAAGGTTAGTATTCTTGAAAAAGTTTACAGGAAACAATTCCAAGCTGCTGCAGAAGTTGTAAGAAGTCAGAATGGTGCAATGTCGGATTTGGATGCCATCGTTAACGAGCTATTAAAGATCGAACTAAATCCTAGTAAGATGATTGGCGATGCTCAGGATATGTCTACCATAAAAGAGGTAGATCATTCATATAAAAGCTTCGGTGCCGGTAATCACAGATTTGAATTTGTCGACACTGCCGAGGAGTTTGAGGCTATTATCGCTTCATCTGCTAGACCTATAAACACATTCGTTACATATAGCACTGGTACTACCATTGACGTCGATGCTAAATTTATTAACCAGATACATACTGATGCAGGGTTCGATGGCATCCAATACCATTTCATTATTCGAAGAGACGGACGAGTGCAAATGGGTCGGCCTTTAAATACTGCAGGCTCTTCGGTATCGGGTTCGGATGTAGATCGAATTGTTAGTATTGCATTTATTGGGAATTCCGAAATTAATGTAGCCCAGGGTAAATCGTATCGGGAAATGATGAAAGCGGTATATCGGATTATCCCGGGCGCTTGCGTGGTTGAAGCGGCTGCTTTGGCCAATGTCGATAAAAGGGATCCGTCGGCACCACCGCCAACCGGATTCAGTCCTGAAACGGTCAACTCGTGTGTGTTCGGGGCAAGTGGGGGCACAAGCACTATTCCTGGCCAGGGATTAGAAGCAATTCAGGGTGAGCCGGGGCTAGAAACAGCACTGCAGGCAGATCTCATCAACATCTTGACCCAGGCTGCAAATAATACCGCGGGGGTAAGTGGCTTACAGACTACTTCCGGCATAATCGGTAGAACAAATTCGATTGGATCTGGGAGACATTATGAGGGATGGGCTTCAGATACCGCAATTCTAACAGGATCAGATAATCGTAGATGCTCAGTTACTGTTAGCGAAGATTTGACAATTATTCAAAACTTTACTCAGAATTTTATCAATATTGCCAGGTCAAGTGGATACCGCCCATCCGTAGGGATGGCCAATCCTGCCCTACCTCAGCATCTTTACATGAAGGGTACGTCCTTCCATTATGATATTGCTGCCGGTATGACAACTGCCAAAGTAGTTAGAGCAGCTATTTGGGGGCACGATGAGGGCGCGGAAAGATCCCCACCTAGCTGGCTCATGAAGATGTATTATTAGGAATTACTATGACATTAGAAGCATTACCAGACCTTAGTTCCAAATTATATCAGAATCAATCGATCGGATTGGTTCCTACAAACCCCACAGGTCTCCAGCAGGTGGATGGGGACTCGGGGGAACTCGATGATCTTAACTCGTCGATTATAAGGGCCGAGGGCTTACCTCGTATCGAAAACGCCGATCAGCCCACTACTAATTCTCAGGCTCGATCAAATAGTGGTGCAGAACTAAGAACCAATATGTCAATAGAAGGGCGGAACCTTTCATGTAATTCTGAAAGAGCTACCCAATACGGACAATCCACAGTCACTGAAACCGAAGCAGGTCATGTTATCACTCTTAATGACACACTAGGATCAGAAAGAATACTGATCCGTCATTGCAATGGTACCGGGATCGAGCTTAGACCTGATGGCTCTATCTTCATCTCTAGTACAGATATCCATTTTGATGTTGAAGGTGATATTAACCTCGGTCTGACCGGAAGTTTAAACCTCGATGCCCAAGGGGATTTAAATCTTAATGCCGGGGGAAAGGTAAACGTGTCTGCTACTGGATATAGTAGCACTATCGATGGTAACGCAGATCATTATATCGGTGGCCAGAAGACTGAAACCATTCGTTCCAATGAACTTAAAACCGTTAGAGGATATACCGCTACGACACTCGTTGGCGCTGAAACCATAACTAATCTTGGCGGGCACGACCGGAATGTCAAGGGGGATTTAACTCTCAGAGTTGATGGCGATGGGGGATTATATGCGTCGGGACGTGTTGGAATTACCTCGGCGATTAAGGCCTTTATGTCGTCGCCGTCAACGGCAATTAATGGGGAACAGATTGAAATTATAGGTGCTACTGGTACGATTGGTGGTGAGGGGGTAGTGATGTACAATAGCAGCTCTATCAGTGCCAAATCAATCCAAGCCTTGACCGTTGAGACTAATGCGGTTCATGCGACACGGGTGAATGGTACCTTCTATGGGGATTTAAACGGGACTGCGACCCAAGCTGGAAGCCCTGGATCTGCATCAGATACAACAATCGACCTTAAAGAGACATTTGCTGCCACTTCAGCAACAACCCAAGCTAGATTAAAGACCCTAAATAATGGGATTAGGCAGGTTCAAATTGACCCAGGAAATTATATCAGAAATTCAATCGATAGATCTTATGCGACGGGTGGATAATTAAATGAGTACCAGAAATAAATTGAATGCTGGTGAGGTTAGCAGCAAATTAAGAAATAGTAATAATCGAGCTAATACTAAATTTCTACATAATCAAATTGGGGAAGGCACCCTAAACCCCAACTCTGTTACATCAGGCCCGCCAGATCTTCCGATTGTTCGCACCGGTGGTAGTAGGGGTATGACCGGAACTACACGACTGGGTACTGGTGCCAATGTAATTAAACCTTATATGCCTGTTCCGAGACTATCGACATTTATCAAGAATAGTGAACATAATCCCGACACTTACTTGCATCACGGTCGAGCATTCACCGGAGGTCTGAACCTAACAAAGAATATTACCCTTGGGGCATATCTTAATGGAGCTACACAAAGGGTTAACCCGGCCGATGTCACGTTGGCCGATCAAGATAACCTATTGAAATACCTCTACGTTCAGGCCGAAATGTTGAAATCCGCAAGATCTCGACCTGAATTTCAGAAGTTTGATATCAAAGTGGAAGATGGTGTATATGTTTACGAAGACGTTGAAACTCGGACGACTGGAGATTTAGCTGATTATGGTGCATATGGTAGAGCTATTTCATATAGTGTTAGGTATTTCAAACATGGCGGGGTCGATGCGCTTAAGACGTTCCAACTTGCTGAATACTGGGCTACTTTACCCTGGTATGATAAGATTATTGTTGATTACAGTAACTTCGAAAATACTACTGCTCCGAAGATTAAGGTCTTCCTAGTACTTCCTGAATTAGATGATGTCTATAATGGAACCTGGCAAAGAAAACAAGAAACTAGTTGGAATCTGCAAACCATGAGTGAGGCTCTTTTATTATTAGACCTCCAAGGTTATTACACATAAATAATAAAAAGGGGATTTACAAACCAAGTAAAACCCGGTATAATATTAAAGAGCCTTTTGGGCGGGATAGAATACATGGCAAGAGCATTCGCAATAGAAGATGGATCTTTAACGACCAGTAAGATTGTTGCTAGTACCACTCGACAATATAAGGATATTGACCTTTTATTCCATGTTAATAATGTGGGAAATGTCTATAAGAAGGTTGATGCTGCAGCTGTTAAACAATCTGTTAAGAATATCATCACGACAGAGTTCGGAGAGAAACCATTTAATCCTGATTTCGGGGCTGGTCTATCGACTGAATTGTTTGAGCTCTTTACACCTAATACTGTATATGACCTAGACTTGAAGATCAGATCTGCGATCAATATCTGGGAGCCCAGAGCTAAGGTAGAAGATGTTCGAATAAGGGAACTTACCGAACAGAATGCTTTATATGTTACATTACGATTTAAAGTAGTAAATGTTGAAGAACTAGTTACTTTAAATGTCACACTTTCAAGGTTAAGATAATATGGCAACTACAATAGAATCGTCTCAATTAGACTTCAATAATATCAAGAGTAAGCTAAAGACCTATCTCAGTCAAGTTGATGAATTCTCAGATTACGATTTCGAGGGATCCGGTCTTTCGAATATTCTTGATGTGCTGGCATATAATACCCATTTCAATTCTCTTATAGCTAATATGGCTATTAATGAGTCATTTCTCGAGACGGCACAACTACGTCCTAGCGTTCTGACCCATTCACAGTCGATTGGATATTATCCACGATCAAGAACTGCTGCTAAGGCACAAATTCGTCTGTCGGCTGATCTATCCTCATATGTGGGATCTCGCCCAGAAGTACTTACAATAGCACCAGGTAAAACGTTTACTGTAACTATTGATGGTACCGGCTATACATTTTCCACTAGAGAAACGTTATCAGCGACAGATGACGGCAACGGCACTTATAAATTCCAGACCTCGGCCGGATCAGAAGAATTTTATATCTATGAGGGTAGCACAAAGACTAAGACCTTCCTAGTACCCGATTCCGCTGATTCTCAGCTCTATGTTATACCCGATAAAAATGCAGATACGAGCACCTTCGATGTGCGGGTCTTCGGAAGTACCAGTACTACTGATTACGACACCTATAGCAATATCAGAGACGCCATTTCAATCAATACCGAATCGCGGAACTATATTCTAAAAGAAAGCCCAAATGGCTACTATGAATTAGGATTCGGTAATGGTACTAATTTCGGGAATAAACCGAAACCCGGATATAAGATTACTGTTAGTTATCTCTCTTCAAGTGGGGCAGATGCCAATGATGGCAAGGTATTCTCACCAAGTGCAGGTATTACTACAGGTGGCCAAACGTTCACTCTTACTAGCACTACAGTTACTAAATCAACCGGTGGTGCTGAAAAAGAGACAATCTCAGAGATTAGATCTAATGCGCCACTTACGTATGCAACTCAAAAACGAATGGTTACCGCCGAGGATTATAACACCCTAATTGCTGCCAACTATCCAACTGTCTCAGATATTACTTCATGGGGTGGTCAGGATAATATCCCGATAGATTATGGTGCAGTGTACATATCATTAAAATTTCCCGAGAGTACAGACGCAGCAACCATTACAGCAACTAAGAGTGACATAAGTAAAAATCTAGTTGAGCCACTCTCGACTATTTCAATTACTCCGAAATTTATTGATCCTGTAGTAACTTATTTGACCATTACAACTACATTTGATTATAACCCAACCCTTTCAGGCGTCACTCTCCATACTATGGAAAATAACGTATCCACCGCTATTTCGACATACTTTACAGCGAATCTAGACAAATTCAAAAAAGAATATCGTAGATCGAATCTGCTATCTGTTCTGGATGAAGTTAGCCCCGCCGTACTATCGACAAAAATCGAAGCGAAGATGTCTCAGCGGTTTACTCCCAAATTGAATACGAATCGAAATTATGACGTCAATTTTCCATCACCTATAGCTGGCACGGATGATGAAAACTATATTATCACTTCATCGAGATTTATCTATAATGGGAATATCTGTACTATTCGGAATAAATTAGAGACTTATAATTTAGAACTTGTTACTACTGCGGGAGAAGTCATACTAAATAATATTGGCACCTTTACCCCAGGTAACGGCACGGTATCCATTGTGAGTTTGAATCCCACATCAATCGTAGGTAATTTGAGCTACATTACTATTACTGCAGCTCCTGCTAACCAAGGTGCAATTAAACCTCTTAGAAATTATATCCTTTCACTTGATCCTAATTCGACTACTAGGGGTATCATAGATTATCAAACCACTAGAGTGACTCTGTAATGTCAACAAGAACCCTATTCGAAAAAAATCGAAGACTCCCCAATCTTCGAAAATCTAAAATTACGGAAGTTCTTCCAGGACATTATCCTGAGAGCTATCCTAATCTGGTAAAGTTCCTAGATGAATATTATGAATCAATGGATCAACCGGGTGAAGTTACGGATACTCTGGAATATGGGTTATTTGCATTAAGAGACCTAGATGAGATAGAACTCGAATACATTGATCATTTATTCTATGAGATTGGTAATGGTGCTGCAGCCGATTATTTTAAACATCCTAGGTTCGCCGGGAAACTTCTTACCCTTCTAATTCGGAATAAGGGTAATCTATTTTCGACCCAGCTGTTCTTCAGATTATTTTTCGACGAGGAACCAGAGGTCACCTATCCTAAGAATAACATTTTACATGTATTCAGCGGCGATAGTGACAAACAGGGTGAGGCTACTATCGGACCCGAAAGCCTCCGATACACGCAGGATGGCGCGAGATATCAACTACTATCGGTCCTTATTAAATCAGGTCAAAGCTTTGATAAGTGGTCGGAGCTTTATAAGAGATTCGTCCATCCGGCAGGATTCTATCTTTCTTCTGCAGTGGGTACAGAGTCTCTTGCTACAATGGACTTTGAGGCCAAATCGGCAATTAACGAACTTCCGACTGAAATCTCATTTGAACTTCCGGCATATATGGACTTCGGTACCCCTTATCCGGAAACTACACTACTTACAGATTCAGACGGTACAACGTTTATCACTAACGCAGCGAAAACAATTGAGAGATATCAGGATCTGGCAATGAATGTCGTCGATTCTGCATACGATAATATCTTCCATGCGGTACGACTAAATACATTTACACTGGATGATTCGGATGCCACTGGTCCAAGTGTTGATGGTACCTATGAAACAATTGATACGGATAAATATGATTCCACGTGGTAAAGGGGTCATAAATTTACATAAATAAAGTAAACATATTACAATTGGATGAGAAATGACTAGAGAAAATCTTGCATTAGGATCTTCAGCTAACGATGGTACAGGCGATACGTTACGAGCTGCTGGTA